AGTAGCTCCTCCGCCACCGCCTCCAGCATAAAGTGGCCCTCCGCCAGTATTTCCACCTTGATTTCCTTCCGGTGGAGAATAACCTCCAGCGTTTCCTGATCCTGAATTGATTGGTGGATTTCCTGGGTTTGATCCCCCAGATAGATTTCCTTTTCCACCTCCTGAACCTCCGTTCATATCTGTCCCGCCTAATTCTGCTCCTCCGCCTCTACCTCCAGCTGTTGAAGATATAGGTGTATCTGAAGCGAATGTAGAATTATTTCCTTTAGAACCAGCACTACCTCCAGCACCGACCGTCACAGAAACTGATGATGCAGGGATTGGGTGATTTGTTAAAACTCGAAACCCGCCGGCACCGCCGCCCCCGCCGCCAGCCTCATTTGGCCCCGTCGGTCCGCCTCCACCGCCTCCTGCTACTAATAAAACCGTAGCTGAGGTTTGGTTTGATTGAGCTGTGAATGTACCATTCGAAGTGAACGCAGTTAAATTTTCTGAAGTTGCTGCTGATGGTTCTATTGTTGGTCCTATAATTCCGCCGTTAGATGGCATCTATACCTCCTATTAATCTGATAATTCTTCGTAATTGATAGTGATAGTTGCGTCTGAGTTTGCGCTAGCACCAGCCTCAATGTTGTCTCCTTCTTCTAAATAAATACCTGTATTTTTATCTATAACGACTAGAGTTGCATCTGCAGGTAAGGAAATAGTACTTGCGATAGCGATAGGTGAACCACCACTTTTAGTTATAAAAACTGAAACATCTACGGCTGATGAGCCATCAATGTTTGCGACAATAATATTATTAACTTTAAAAACTTTATCTGACGAACTTGCATTTGCAAGAATTTCAGTTGTTAATGTTGTATTTAATGTTGCTTGAACAGATTTAGCTGTAATCGTTGATACATTTACTAGATTTGGTGCTGCCATAATTTATTCTCCTGTGTTCTTTTAACCGAAAACTAATGCCATTGCAATAGCTTTTCCTGTTGTTGCTAATCCGCTACCATTTGCTTGGACTTGACCTGTCCCTTTTGGCACTAAATTAATGTTTATATTACTATCTCCTCCTGAAGCCGTAAATGATGGTGCATTTCCAGTAGCTGCGTTAGCGTAAGTTAATTCATTAACTGCTGAACTTGTTGCTGTTAATAAAAATAACTCATTGCCATTTGTGTCTAAAATTGAAGTTCCAATTTTAGGAGAAGTCAGTGTTTTATTTGTAAGTGTTTGTGTTCCTGTTAAAGTTACATCCCCAGCAGGTAATGTATCAATATCAGGATTAGTTCCGTCATTTGCAGTTGCAAATACTATAGCATCACCTTTATTATCTGCTGCAAAAGTAAATGAGTCTCCTGAACCACTTGCATATTTAAATTGAACTGTATGTGATCCAGATGTTGAATTTCTTAAAAAGTAAAAAGTTTGAACATCGATTGGAATAGTTACAATTTGATTACCTGAAATTGTACCTGTAAACTCAATCATTCTATGTGCAAGTTCTGCACCAGCTGATCCATCAGAAACTGCTAATGCGGTTGTTTGAGCTCCACCTGCTATTGATTTAGCAATGTACCCACCAGATATTTGTTCAATAATTTGTAAATTAGTATTAGTTTTTGTACCCCATGTACCGGCGTTTTCACCAGTTGCTTGAAGTTCTACCCCTAAAGGTGTGTATGTTGATGCCATAAATTATCTCCTATGCAGCGTCAGTATAACTTGTATTTGATCCAGTTGCAACATCTGTATACGAAGAATTTGACCCTGTGTCAACTGCTTGATATGCTTGAATTCCAAAGCCTGTAGCTGTGCCAAAACCTGCTACAGAGGCTGTCATTGATTGACCTGTTAATCCCATTACATCAGTAGGAGTAATTGATCCAACACTACCAGTTGCTGATACTCCTGTTAATCCTATTACATCTGCAGGTGTAATTGATCCAACACTAGATGTTGCGGAAACTCCTGTTAAATCTACGACAGGACTTCCCGTTGTAACGATTGATCCAACGCTAGATGTCATTGCTTGACCTGTTAATCCCATTACATCAGCTGGAGAAATAGATCCAACGCTAGATGTCATTGCCTGACCTGTTAATCCCATTACATCCGCAGGAGAGATTGATCCAACGCTAGAAGTTAAAGAAATACCTGTTAATGATAATGATACATTACCAATTATAGTAGGAGATCCAACGCTAGAAGTTGCTGCTTGACCCGTTAGTCCCATTACATCAGATGGGGAAATAGATCCAACACTAGATGTTATAGATTGACCATCAAGTAAAATTGTTCCTTGAATACCCCACGCATTATCGTTCCAAGCTTGTCTTCCCCAACCTGAATTTATTTCTGAACTTATGGTAACAGAGCCTATAGAAAAACTTGCAGATACTCCTGATAAGGTTACGTCTAAACTACTTTCTCCCCAGTTTTCATCACCCCAACTATCAGAGCCCCAACCTTTTTCAGGAAAGGCATCTACTGTTCCTACGGAAGATGTAACTGAAACACCTGTTAAAGAAATTAAATTTACACCTGATTGCCAGGAATTAGATCCCCATGTATTTTCCCCCCAATCACTGTCCCCTATATAACTGCTGCCACCCATTCCAGAGTGTCTGCTACAATAATAAAAAAGAATAGATGGTGCATCAGATGCAACTGTTATTTGAGTATACGCTCCAGAATTTCCTGGAGTTCCGTTTGTTACTACGCCAGTTGTATATTCACTGCCACCTCCGTGTGTTCCATTTTCTGTTGTAGATAATCTTAGTGGGTGATTTTCATTAGAACTATCGGATTGATCAAATTGATAAACGCCACCTCTTGATAATAAAACACTATCTTGTCTTACACCATTAATGAAGTATTTATTACCATCGTCAGTGCTTACGACTGTGACTGTAAATGTCGTAACAGACATAAGGAGTTCCTCCTTATGCTATTCTGATAATAGCGTTAGATGCGTCAGCTGTTGGAAATTGAATTGTAAAAGTTCCACTTGTTACAGTTTTATCACTACCAAAAGCTATTACTGCAACAGCTTTATCTGACTGTGTGTCGTTATAAATTAAAGCACCATTAGCAGTAAAAGTTGCAGAGGTAAAACTAACGTCTGCAAAATCACAAACTGCAGTATCTGAATCTAAAACTGGAGTTACACTAGTTAAGGCTGCGCCGCCCGCACTATATGCGGATCCAGATGTATTTGAAATTTCGTTTGTTGTTGAATAAGCTGTTGTTGATTTATTTAAAGTTGCTGAGCTTGTATACAAAGCTATTTTAAAAGAATTTCCTGACGATGCAGTAAAATTGTGTGTTCCAACTAAAAGTTCTTGTTTAAAGCTATTACAAATTGCCGATGTTATTGCCATAGTTCACTCCTTAATTACGGTGTTCGAGATGGTAGAGGAATTCTAATTGTACCATCAGTATAATCGTCTCTTCTTCTTCTACCAATTTGCTCACTAGCAAACTTCTCTACCTCTTGTTTATACTTATTTTCATATAGTGTCAACATGTCTATCGGACCTTTTAAAAATCCATATGTCTCTGATAGACAGCAATATAACAGCCCATTTGGAAAATTAAGACTAATATAATTAGTGTCATCATTTTCTAATAATGCAGGAGCTGCATTGTAATGAACCCTAAATTTATATGTTGTGTCAGGAACTGGGGCAAATATCATTCTTCCAGATGTGGTATCTGATTCCCCTGTAGCACCACCAAACATAGCATAGTATTTTGGTTGCCCTCTTTTAGCTGATTCTGTTGAAGATATATATTCTTGAAGATACGTGACATCTTTTTTTTCTAGCCAAACATTGGCACCAGTGGTAGCAGATGTTGAATCATAAACTTGTATACCTCTAATAAAAACTGCTCCTGCAGGAGCGTTAATTGTTTCTTGACCCGCAACTAAATTACCTAATTGTTGTTTTCTATCTGCATCAATAGGCACATCTCTAAATATTCTATATTGTGCGTTTAAAATTATATTTTCTAAAACAGAATCTGATAAAACGTTAGAATCTGTTTCAGTATAACTTCTTATTTGAGTTTTTAATCCTGATGCACTTAATCCAGCCATTATGCTAATTGAGTAACTGGCCCTGCAGTTACAGTCAACCCTCCTGCTTTTTCTGTTATCGTAGCACTTGATCCACAATCAAATACATACGTGTTTGTTGTTACACTACTTATACTAAATCCAGAAGAATTTTCAAATACAGTAAACGCTAGTCCTCCTGGACTACCATCAACATTTCTAAATCTAACAGTGTCACTATTTGATCTACCATGATTAGGCTCTGTAACCGTTACGCTTGAAGATCCTGATGTTAAACTAAAAGGATTGGATGGTAATAAATTTTGTGTTGCAGGTTCTGTTCTATCAGGCCTTGCATTTCTTAAACCTTGTGGGTCACCCGTATATCTAGTTGGTTCTAGTTGTGGCTGTTTAGCCTCAAATTCTGAAATATGAACAAAAGATCCATTCCATTCTTTCACCATTTCATTATATGGAAACTCCATACCTGATCTATCTGATATTGCTTTTGCATATTTTCCACTTGATAGTTTTGACATTATGCTCCTGGGTAATAAACTTTAGGTGTTATATAAGCACTAGAAGAGGATCCATCTTCTTCTAAAGCTCTTTGTAATTCATCTTCGTAATATAATTTCATAGCTTGCACTCTTTCAGGTGCATATTTTTGAGCTAAATAAAAAGCTAAACCTGAAACCATACAAGGCACAAATCTATAAGGGACATCTGTTGCATTTGTGTAATCACCAACATCTTGAATTCTTTTAACATAGTAATAGTTTAATTTATTACCAGCTTCAGATGAACCTGGTGTTAGATATAAAGTTATAGTTACTTTATCTATAAATCTTTGAACATAGTATTGTGTTGGAGTTCCCGTAGATGTTTTGTTTGATAAAGCTTGATAAGTAGATCTATTTATTTTTGTAAGTGGAGTGTCAACATTTGAAGAATTTCTATACACTGCCTCCAAAATATCATCCACACCATAAACAGCAGTGGCATCTGACGTGCCATCTCCTGTGGACCTAAACATTGTATATACTGCTTGATCAGCAACTAAAGTAATATCGTTATTTGCTATTTGCCAATAATGTAATCCTCTATTTCCCCATTCTTGAAAAAGAATATTAAGAGATCTTCTAGCTGTTTTTAGTTGATAACCAGAAACACCTTGCAGACCAATTCTTTCATAAGATTCCTCTATTATTTCATCAATAGAAAAATTTTTATCAAATATTACTGTTCCAGAGGTAGTGTTAGCCATTTAACTTCCTACTTGTCTATTAAAAATGTAGCACCTACTAAATTAGCTATTGCAGAAACCTTCATTCCACCTGGAAATAATATTCCATCCTCTGGAATGTTAAATGCAAATACATCACCTTCAGGACAGTCTCCTTGAAATAAAGTTGTGCTATCTGTGTTGTCTTGCAAAGTAATTGATCCAGCTCCAGAACCATCAGAGGCTAAAATCATTCCTCTTAATCTAGTTCTTCCTGCAAATACTGCTCCAGTTCCTGTAACTCTAACTGCTTTTACATCTGATTTCATTTTTTATTCTCCTTAAAATTAAAATGTGGGGCCGAAGCCCCACATTAATTATTTATTATGATGCAAATAAAAATGCACCTGTAGTTGCGTCAGCTGCACCACCCATTTTTGAAGCAATGTGATATGTGCCATCTTCATAACAAATAAAAGCAATCATGCTTCCAGTTGTAAAAAGATTTGTTGCTGCGTCAGCTGGTGTAAAAGTTACTTTAGTTTCACCTGCTGCTGAAGTATCAAAAGTTACTTCACTTGAACCTCTTGACTCAATTACAGATCCTGTTGCAAAAACATCTGATCCAGCACAG